ATATAAGACAAGAGTTCTTTGAAAAGAATTTAGATAAAGAAGTAACTAACGAAGAAACTAGAATAGAATTAGAAAGAGAAAAACAACTTAAAAGAATAGAAGAGTTAGGTTTAAACGAAGGTTTAACTAGACAAGCTTTATTTGAGATAAACAAATACTATGATGGTTTACAAACTGAATACACTGCAGAACTAGATCAACAAAAAATAGATCAAGAACAAGCAACAGAAGAGAAAAAGCGAGCTATAAAAATGGAAAGTTTAGATACTTTATCTAGATTATTTGGAGAAGAAACAGCTTTAGGTAAAGTAGCGTTACTTGCTAAACAAGCTATGTTAGTACAAGATATGATAATGACTGCAAAGTCAGATATGACTAGAGCTAAAAGTACTGCTACTGGAGCTATACTAAAAGGTGCAGAAGCACAAGCAGCAATAGCAGCAGGTACAGCAGAAACAGCTAAAATTGGATTTCCGCAAAATATTCCGTTACTTATAGGATATGCAGCTCAAGCAGCCGGTATAATTAGTACTGTTAAGAGTGCAGTAGGTAAAAGTAAACAAATAGCAGGGACAGTAGGTGCTAGTAGTGGGGGTATAGATATAAGTTCACCTAACGTACCAACAGGAGGGGCAGCAATAGGTCCTGTAGCAGCAGCACCTAGTTTACCACCACAACCTAATATGGTAAATCAATCAGTTAGGGCTTATGTAGTATCAGGAGATGTTAATTCAGCTCACCTAGTTTACCACCACAACCTAATATGGTAAATCAATCAGTTAGGGCTTATGTAGTATCAGGAGATGTTAATTCAGCTCAAGAAGCAGATGCTAGATTAAGTAGAAGAAGATCATTAGGCTAAAATATATATTATGAAAATAATCGAATTATTAATTGACAAGTTAGAAGATTTAAACGGCTTTGATGCAGTAGCATTAGTAGAAGAACCAGCAATAGAAGCAGACTTCTTTGCATTTAACAATAAAAAACTATTAGATACTATACAGTTTGAAGTACTTAAACTTGCAGTAAAAGAACAATTCGTAGAAAGATTACCTGGAGAATCTAAAGATAGTTATATATCTAGATGCATTCCAGTACTAAAATCAGAAGGTTATGCTGAAGATCAAGCAGCTGCAATATGTTACGATGCTTTAAAACTAGATAGTCACGAAGAATACGAGTATAAAACTCTTTATGTCTCCGTAGTTAAAACAGACGATGGTAAAAAGTATGTTATAGATGATACGTTACTACCAGAGCTACATTTAGAGATAGGTAAGAAATACTGTATCGATCAATGTGATGAGTCAAATATGGAACATCCTATGAGATTATCTACTACTCCTGACGGAATACATAATGGAGGAGAGATGTATAGAGGTGAAGGTACTGACGAAGTAGAGTATGAATTAGATAAAATACATTTTTGTCCTAATCAAAATACTCCTAAAGAGTTATACTACTATTGCGAAAATCATCCTGGTATGGGTGCTATGTTTAAGATAGTAGAAAAAGAAATAGATTTAGATATAGATGTATCCAGTCTACCAAATTATGTTAACCCTGTTAAAGAAGAAGAATATGAATTTGAAACCTATAACGATTATCCTGAATCTGCAGTCAATGCTGCAAAGAGAGCTCTCAAATGGAAGGATGAGCACCCTGACAACGACTGTGGTACAAGAGTTGGATGGGCCAGAGCTAACCAGCTTGCTAACAGACGAAACATATCAGAAGATACTATTGCAAGAATGGCTTCGTTTGCTAGACACTTACAGCACAAGGACGTTCCCTATAGTGAAGGGTGCGGTGGCTTAATGGTAGATGCTTGGGGAGGACAAGCAGGTATAGAATGGGCTAAAAATAAACTAGAAAAGATTAGAGCTAGTGCAGTGTCTCTCTCAAGTGAAGATATTATAGAAAGCTTACCTATTGAAGAGCAAGAAAGAATATTAGAGACACTATCTCTTAGAGGGATTAACGAAGCTAAACTATCAAAACAAGGATACGAAAGAGTAGATGCAGAAGAATTCTTTAAACATGTATTTACTTCTGCTAAAACAGGTCTACCTATTAAGGGAGATGCACAACAAGCAGATGCATTAACTACAAAAGGTGCTAAAGTATTATATGAATACGTAGGACCATTAGATGAAAAAACTAGAAAGTTTTGTAGAAGAATGTTACAATTAAGTAAAAGAGGTACATTATGGTCTAAATCAGACTTACAAAACATACAAGGTAGTAATCCAGAATTTCCAGCTTATTATAACATTTATCTTTATAAAGGTTCTTATGGCTGTAGACATTCTTGGAAGACAGTTTACCTATACCAAAAGAAACCTAAGAAACAAAAAGTAACTGTATCGTTTTTAAATAAAGCTAAAACAGCTTCTAAAGAATATAAGTTTGGTATTGATAGAGATAAAAAGAGATTAGTAGGTCCTATGCTTATACCTAATAAACTAATACTTAGAGTAGATGAAGAAGGTAAACCTTTTTATGTATATTTCTCAGAAGATACAGTAAGACAAATAGCTGAAAAAGCAATAAAAGATAAACTAATAGACTCAGTTAACTTAGAACATAATCCAGACGTACCGGTAGATGCTCATATGACTTCTAGTTGGATTGTAGAAGATCCTAATAATGATAAGTCAAATATGTACGATATGAAAGTACCGAAAGGAACTTGGATGGCAGAATATAAAGTAGAAGACGATAGAGTATGGGATATGGTTAAAGACGGAGTAGTAAATGGTTTTAGTATAGAAGGTATATTTCAGAATAAAAGAATTCAATAATATATAAATATATATGAACATTTCACCCGAACCAAAGGCAGGATTTATATTTACATTTTTTACAACAGGATTTATGATACAAGATATAGCTATGGCTTTAGTACTAGGCTTTGTAGGTGCATTAGGAGGTTATATCTTTAAGCTTATAAAAGACTCTATTAGTAGTAAATTCCGTAAATAGAGCGTCTCTCTCAATAGATTTCCGAAAAGATATATATTAGCCTATTTATCCATATAGATTAGAACTTAACAATTTAATTAATCATTTATTATGGATAAAAATGAACTTAAAGATCTAGTTAAGTCTTATTTCAATCTAACAGAGAAGAATATCGAAAATTCAGAAAACACAGAAGAAGTAAAATTACAATCAGCTAAATTAGTTGACGGTACTCCTATTACTAACGACAAAGATACAGACTTTGAAGTTGGCGATGAAGTACATGTAACTACTGAAGCTGGCGAGAAAGTATTAGCTCCATCTGGAGAACATGCTTTAGAAGACGGTATTGTTCTAGTAATAGATGGAAGTGGGAAAATTACTGGACTACACAAACCAGGTGAAACTGGACAAGGTTCCTTAGCTGAAGAGCTACCAGACAAAGGTCCTGCTAAAATTTTAAACGAAGAAGAAAAACTTTCTGAAGTTAAAGAAGAAGCAGAAGAGACTGAAGTAGAACTTAATGATGCAATCGAAGAAGGCGATGAGCTACCAATGTCAGAACACGAAGAAGAAGACATGGAAGAGCATAGCATTAAAGAAGAAATCATTGAGGCTATTATGGAAGAAATTGCTCCTAAGATAGAGGAAATGCAAAAGAAACTAGCAGATCATGAAGAGAAAATGAAAGAACATTATTCTTCAGCTGCAAGTGAGTCAGTAACTGAGAAAGCTTTTAGTAAAGCTGGATTCGGTTCAAAACCAAGTGAAGAATTATTTCAATTCAACACTACAGATTTTAAAAAGATGCAATACGAAAATATATTGAGTAGAGCTTCAAAAAACAATTAATTAACAAACCTTAAAAATTATTTCAATTATGGGATTAGATGTATCAGCATTATCAGACTTTAATAACGAAGTTGCTGGAAAAGTAGTACCTAAGATGGTTTTTGAAGGATATACTACTTCAATTTTACCAATACAAGAAGGAATTAAGTATGAGGAGCCACTAAACATCTTCGAAGTTGACCTACAGGTTCAATCAGGAGATTGTGTTTCTACACCTTCAGGATCTTTCGATGCTACACAAAGAACAATTCAAGTTACACAAAGAACATCATACGATGGTCTATGTTTAGATAACTTAAACCCAAAATACTTAGGTATTTCGGCATTAGACGCAGGGTCTTACAATGAGACTTTCAAACTTGCTTCTGTATACACAGAGCAAATCGTAAACCAAATGAAGAAAAGCGATGACGCTTTCTTATGGAACACTACTAACGGACTAGGATTATTAACTTCAGGATCTACAGCAGGTGTTGTAACTCCAGCAGGAGCTAACATTCCAGTAGTAGTAGCAGACATTTTAGCAATTATCGATGAGTTAATCATCAACTTGCCAGATGACGTAGCAGACAGATCGGATCTTACGGTTTGGATGTCAGTTGCTTCATTTAGAAAGTATGTAACTGCTTTAAGAACATTAAACAATTTCTACTTTGATCCAGGATCAATCGAGAATAGAACAGGAATCTTACAAATGGCTTACCCATTCCAAAACGTAAAAGTAGTTGGAACTTCAGGTATCTCAGGAGAAAGAATCGTTCTTATGCCTGATGCTTATGCAGTTGTAGGTACTGATCTATTATCAGACGTAGATAACTTTAGCTTATGGTACGACATTAATGCAGACCAATTAAAACATAGATTAAAATCTAAGTTAGGTGTGCAGGTAGCGTTCCCAGAGTACATCGTATCTAACGATAGAAACTAAGACAACCTTAATTGGGGTCTTTAATTAGGCCCCTTTTACTAACCTTTAAAAACAATTAAACTATGGCATGTGATATTTCAAGTGGTTTTTCGTTAGCTTGTAGAGACAATAGCGGAGGAATAAAAAACATTTATATTCTTTCAGGATCTACTCCTGCGATAACCGAATCATCAGAAGGTTTAATTAGCGACTTATCAGGTACAGGTGTCTTTTATAAATTCGAATTGACTAAAAACGTAGGAGACTTTACAGAGACTCCAACAGTAAGTTTAGAAAATGGTACAGTATTTTATGACCAGATCATAAACGTAGCATTCCACAAACTACAATCGTCAATAAGAAATCAAGTTAAAGTATTAGCTCAAAACCCAGACTTAAAAATCGTAGTAGAGACTAATAACGGCGTAGAATCTCCTTACACAGGAAGATACTTCTACATTGGAAACAGAAGAGGAGCAAATTTATCAGGAGGTGCTGGTGCTACAGGTACTGCATTTGGTGATATGAATGCTTACTCACTTACTTTCCAAGGAATCGAGCCAGAACCAGCTGAAGAGATTGCTACTTCAGACGGAACTTTAGCAGACGCACTAACTGGATACACAGTAGGCTAATTATACAATAACTAAAGGGGAGTAGGTTTTAAAAAGCTCACTCCCTTTTTTTTTAAACGAATTAAATGATTAACTTAATTAAAGAAGGTACTTCAAACACTATAGCGATAAGTCCATTATCGCAATCGTTGTATCATGATTTAGTAAGCGGATCATTCGAACTAGATTATACGCAAGACTATGACCAGTCTTCTGGTAGTATAGATCTAGATAAATTACCTCCAGTACCAGCAGGATACTACAATAACTATTTATTATTTAGTTTAGCAAGTAGTAACGTACCTGCTTATTCTGGTTTTTATACTTACGACTTAAGAGAGTACATTGCAGGTATAGATGTATGGAGTTTAGTAATCTCAGATTGGAATGCTGCAGGATGGAAGTGGAGTGAAGGAGCTAAGACTGGATTAAGATCTATTGACCAAGGAAGAATGAAAGTTGTAGGAACGGATCAAGCTTCGTATATTAGTTATACGGACTCTGATCAAGATGGTCAGTATACAACATATCATAAATAATTATGGCAAAGAAAGAAACTAAATTACATTTTGCAAAAGTAGAGAGATTCTCTCATGCATTAGCTAACTTTAACGAAAAGTTACAAGGGCATTATGTAAAAAGTGGTGACGATAATAGGTTTCCACAATACCTTATAGAATTATACAATAGATCAGCAATACATGCTGCTTGTATAGATTCAATTGTCCATGGAGTTATAGGACAAGGATTAACAGCTAATGACGAAGATTTTTTAGAGTATGCAAACAAAAAAGAATCATGGAATGATATTTTTGCTAAAGTAGCTTTAGATTATAAATTACACGGTAGCTTTGCATTAGAAATAATATACAGTAGAGATAGAACTAAAATAGCGGCAGTACATCATATTGACTTTTCTACTATAAGAGCTAAAGAGAAAAACCATAGAGGAATTATTCCTGGATACTGGATTAGTAATGATTGGAGACAATTTAAATCTCATACAGAAGAAAATACTATATACTTACCAGCATTTGACTTAGAAAAAGCTAAAGATGAGCCTTCTCAAATCTTTGTCGTACACAACTATAGACCAGGTCAACAATACTATCCGTTACCGGACTATAATGGCGCCCTTAGAACCATTGAGTTAGATGTAGAGATAGATAATTTTCACGTTAATAACATAAAGAATGGTTTAGCACCTTCTTTAGCAATAACTACATACACAAATGGATCTTCAGATGATGTAGAATCTATAGAAAGTATGTTAAGAAATAATTACGGTGGAACAGATAATGCAGGTTCATTAATTTACATGGACGTTGATTCACCAGAAAATAAACCAGACATAACGCCTATACCACAAAATGGTGCAGATGGATACTATACTGCTATAAACGATATGTCTATACAACAAATACTAACAGCTCATAGAATTACTTCTCCTATGTTATTAGGTATAAAAACTGAAGGACAATTAGGAGGTAGATCAGAGCTTATAGATGCAAGGATTCTATTTGAACATAACGTTATAGAACCTATGCAGCAAGATATACTTAGACAGCTAGAAGGTATACTACAGATTAACTACCCAGATATTGTACTAGGAGTAGATACTAAAACATTATACGAAGATGGAGAGGTAGAAGAAGAGGTAATAACTTCAGTAGAAGTAGATGATGCAGAAGCTCAAGAAGTAGAAGAACAAGATACAACTAACGTAGAAGACGTACCAACATTATAAATTATGACAAATACATTTCTAATTAGCGAGGCTCAAATACGAAATTATACTGATATAGAAGATAATGTAGATTCTGCATTAATTAAAAACGGTATAAGAGAAGCGTCCGATATAAAATTACAACCTATAATAGGAACTCTATTATATGAAAAACTTAATTCTTTAGTAGATGCAGGTACAATAGGAGATAGTGCTAATGCTGCTTATAAGACATTAATAGATGATTATATTCAAAATATGCTTATATATGCAGCTTATTGGTACATATTAGATTCAATATACATAAGAAGTAGAAATAACGGTTTACTAATACCAGACGGTGGTGAGAATTCTGTATCTGCTGATAGAACAATGTATAACGTTAAAAGACAGTCAGTACAAAATAAAATGGAGTTTTATGCTAATTTATTAACTGACTATATAATAGAAGAACAAACTCTTTACCCAGAGCTTAATGCTTCAAATAAACTATTCGAACTTAATCCTGACTATGAAGATAAGTACGGTAGTCCATTTGTATTTAACGATAAAAGTAGAAGAGCTACTGAATTTGTTAAGAGAGGAATAAGAGTATACGATACAAGATATAAACAATACCCGCAATAATTATGGCAAATTACAATTTAACTAACCAAGATATTAAGGATACTTTTCAGCAGCTTGCTCAAGTATCAGGTAGTATAGAAGGTGGAATAACAGGTTCAGGAGTTACAGACGGTACAGGTAGTAGAATAACTAACTTACATGTTACTGCTTCAAATGCAATATCAGCTTCTTATGCTGTAACAGCTTCTTTTGCTTTAAACGGAGGAGGTAGTTCGGTAGATACTGGATCTCTTTTAGTAACAGCAAGTAATGTAGATGCTACTATA